AGGGACCACAACATTTTCACCCTGTGGTTCGTCTTCTTCTTTTCCACCGCACCAAGAACATTCTTCTCCTCGTGCGACATATATGTAACCGTCATGCATACAACTATGTGGCCACATCACGGTTTTTGCGTTTTCATAAAAACACTCGTTAAAAGTGTCATCCCACTCTGAGTTACCTGTTTTGGAAATAGGCGACTCCGCAATCTCAATCATCCTTCCTTCTCCACATCCCAAACAATACGGCGTTTCGGTACTGCGGGTAACTTACTCCTCTGTACCCACAAGTGACCATTCTTCTCAGCATCGCTGAATATAGCAACGGTGATAAAGAATGCACCAAGTACCATAAGGTGACCACCCACACTATAGATTCCATACATCCAAGTGTATCCAGCCCAGAAGGTGAATACTACTGACCACATCACCGACAAGTAGAACATGAGAATAAACTGCACAAGTTCGTTAGGAATGTGTCTCAGCGGATTGATCTTCAAATCAAAGAAATATCTGTAAAGGTCGTAAATTGCAAATCCAATACTCTTAAACATTAGAACTGGTCCTCTTCAGTTGATCCTGACATCGCGGCAGTTGAACTAGACCCCAATGTAGTGGTGATGGCATCGAAGTAACCGACACCCACTTCTCTCTGGTGCTTCGCACCTGTGTATCCACGTGACTCTGCGGCAAACTCTGCTTCTTGTAACAACGAGTATGCGTACATACCTTCGTCTTTGTATCGGTTTGCGAAATCAAAGACAGAGTAGTTAGTCTGGTGGAATCCTGCAAGTGTGATAAACTGGAACTTGAATCCCATCTTACCCAACTCACGTTGAAAATCTTTTAGTTCTTGATCGCCTGGAATTGACTTGCGCCAGTTGAATGACGGTGAACAGTTGTATGCCAACATTGCGTCGGGGACTGCACCTTTGACTGCGTCAGCGAAACGCTTCGCATCCTTCAAGTCTGGTGTCGATGTTTCACACCAAACGAGGTCTGCGTATTCTGCGTATGCTTGACCACGCACACAACCGAACTCTAGTCCCTTGCCCTCTTCGAGCATATAGAAACCTTCTTGTGTGCGACATTGAATGGATCCCGCAGTTCCCTGCGCGACTCTCTTGATGAATGGTTTATCGATGTCTGAGATGTTACTGGAGATTAGTTTTGCGGACTCTGCGTCAGTACGAGCAATAACAACAGTATCGGTGCGAGCAACGTCACTAGCAAGGCGGGCGGCGTTAAGATTGCGTATAGCCTGACTAGTAGGAATAAGAACTTTTCCTCCAAGGTGTCCGCACTTCTTCTCGGCAGCAACTTGGTCTTCAAAGTGAACAGCGGCAGCACCTGCCTCAATGAGGTTACGAGCGAGTTCATAAGAATTTAGAACTCCACCGAATCCTGCTTCAGCATCGGCAATAATAGGGGCAAATTCAAACCCGTTTCCATTTTCCAGATATTCGATCTGGTCTTGGCGTCGAAATGCATTATTGATGCTACGCACAACATTAGGAACGCTATCGACAGCATATAACGACTGATCCGGATAAACTTCGCCATGAGAGTTGGCCGACGCAGCCACTTGCCATCCTGAAAGATATATCGCTTTGAGTCCTGCTTTGACGTGTTGTACTGCTTGTTGACCATTATATGCTCCAAAAGTATTAATATACTCATTTTCTTCAAAAAGTTGACGTAGTTTGGTTGCACCCATCTTTGCGAGGGTGTGGTCAATTTGCACAGTTCCCTGTAATTGCCATACTTGTTCAAGTGTGTAGTCGCGTTTTTTCATAATAAATTCCAACTGTGTGAGTGGTATCCCGTAGGGGGTTCGAACCCCTGTTGCCGCCGTGAAAGGGCGGAGTCCTAGACCACTAGACGAACGGGACTCAAATGCACATTATATAGGGTTACGCTAAGATCGATTCAATCAGTATCGTAACCTTCCCTTTTTCTCCTTCGACGAAGATAGCATAGTCGGTCGCATCAACGTGACACTGGTCAAGAAAATGACCATTGACTTCTGATATCGCCCTGTCTATTGCCCTCTCCGGACATCTGTAAACACCAATGATAAATCCAAGTGGATCCATCGCTATGTAAACATTACCAAGATCAACAGCGCCATCACGAAAATATGTCGACGGGTAAGTTAATCCTTCCATTTCGTCCCCTAATTATACCTCTGAATGATTGATTTGTCAATAGTTAATTATATCAGATATCGAAATAATAAACAACAGTTAAGAATTTTTTCTTCTTAATTCTCACGACAAAATCTGTACGCTGGTCAATCGGAACGATGACTTTACGTACATTTAGAAACGACTTCTTTTTTTGATAAGAGTCTTCAAACAACTCGCGCACGATACGCCGTGTTTTTGTTTCTTTAGGTATATAGGGAATATCAGATTCTAGTGACAAACACATCAAGCATTCTAAAATCATCTTGTCTCCAGATAAAATAGGTGATTTCCGATACGACCAATGTAGTCCATAGACTTGTTCCAGTTAGGACTGACATAGTCGGTGTGATAGTGAGTCGCACTCTCTGTGAGACCACGAAATTGTGCCTTGTGTAAGATGTTAACTGCAACAGTGATAGATCGCAACCATGAGTCAACTTCGGTAGGATGGTCCGACTTACCATCACAGTACCAACTGAACTGGCACTTGTTACGGACTGGAACTTCCTCCCAAGTCACTGCTTGGAATACAACCCCGCAAATACTGTTAGGATAGAGTCTGGACTCTACGCGATTGAGAACCACGTCAGCAACCGCATATTGTCCAGCAAGACTCTCAGATCTCGCCTCGTGATAGATATTCATCGCAAGGCATTCAATCTCATTATTCGTCTTTTCTTCCTGTGCGTATGCGTAGGACGTTATACCCACAACAAACGCTATTGCAATATAACGAAACATTATTTGAACATTGTTCGAAACAGATACTTTCGCAGTTTCACAAGGTGTTCACGCTTGTATTTTGAACTTGGGTTTTCTCCCCACTTTTTAACAAGGTGGCCGTACTCTTGGACTAAATTATCTTGATAGGACATTATCCATCTCCTCTTGGGTATACATGAATGGGAAAGATTTTTGAATCATGTTTGATTGATTGTTGAAATAGTTTCGGACTACCATCATGGCACGACGCAACTCAGGATCAGTGTCCATCTCGCGGTCTTCTGCCATTGCGAAGTCTATTTCTTCAACTATGATTCTATCGAATTGATCGTCGTCTACAAAAACATCGATGTAGGGCACTGCATTACCTCATTGGTTTACTAATTTACGAGGAACAGTATACTACAACTATGAGTCCATGTCAACAAATTTTTCATATAAGAAGTCTGTGAACACTACCTGAGTTTTTTCGCCTGGGTGTCCATGTGGTTTGAGATCGTCGCCTTCTATTGCGAGAGTGTAGAGATCTTTTCCACGACCCATACCAACACGACTATTGTCATCAAGGTTACCGATAGAATCTTTCAACCACTGTTTATACTCTGGGATGTTATCAATCCTAGAATCAAAAGGAAGGCGGGCAAATTGAGAATCAGGTGGTAATTTGTCAGTCAAAACAGAAAGAATATTAGACCAGTTTCTTTGGTGAAAGGATCCCTGTATCAACTTGATACCTGCGGCTCTTGCTATAACCTCCATGTTCTTCATCATCACTAACATGTGTAGGATATCTGTTTTGGAATCATATGCGTTGTCATACCAATCTTGCCAACGGGATCTTTTTTGATCACTGTAGATGCAGTCGGTTCTCAATGAAGAAAACTGAGTAACATCGTTTTGTCGACCGATCTTAACTTGACGTTTTGGTGGCATATACTCAACGAGTTCTTTGCGTTGAAGTGCAGACCACATGATAACCATGTGAGTCACTCGGCCTGGGTTTTCGTGTAAAAAGTCTGTCGCTTGACGGAAAATCTTGTCGTTACACGCACCACAAATTCCAAGGTTCTTGTGTTCAATACCTAACTTCTGACCCAATAAGTGAGTGAAAGTTAGTTCCCAGTGCGTTGCTGGGTCATTATCAAAACCTTCCAGTTCGTCTCCCCAGACGAAACTGCATCCTGCTGTCATTAACATTAATTCTTCTCTTTATAGTCTTTGATAGCAGCTTTGATCGCATCCTCTGCGAGTACACTGCAATGGATTTTTACGGGTGGAAGTGCGAGTTCTTTGGCGATGTCTGTATTACGGATATTCCCTGCGTCTTCGATATTTTTACCTTTGACCCATTCAGTGAGTAGAGAACTAGAAGCAATAGCACTACCACAACCATAAGTTTTGAATTTCGCATCTTCAATGATTCCATCATCACCGACAAGGATCTGGAGTTGCATAACGTCACCACACGCCGGAGCACCGACCATGCCAGTTCCTACGTTGTCGTCTTCCTTGTCCATCTTACCCACATTGCGTGGGTTCTCGTAGTGATCTATAACCTTGTCGGAATACATTACTCTGTCTCAATATCTTCAATCAACATATCGCGCATAGCACGTGCCTGTGCGTCTTCAGGATTATCTACACTACCATTATTCACAAACTTGTACGCAAGGGTGATACGTTGACACTCAGCGTATGCGGCGTGCCAACAGTGTAGGTCTTCTTCATGACCCGCACCAAAATAATAGTGTCGGCATTGCCAGCCAGGGACATCTGGTATTTTTACAATCTCATCGTTCTTCTTATCATAGTATTCAAAGAACCCGTCTCCGGTCTCTGACCACGTAAACAAGACTTGATACGCATTGGCATCAAAGTTAGTATGCCAACCCACAAAACCGCCTGGTGGATAGTAAGATAGTAGGGCAGATGTATGTGCGCCAAGTTCTGACGCAAAGTCATATTTGACCTTTTGCATAAATCCACCCCACATCTCTTTGTCTTCACGCACCATTTTGGAGATTGGTTGTGCGAAGTATCTATCGGGCGGGCCAACCAGACCATCACGGCCGCGAGACAAACAGTCTTCGAGGTACTCACGAGATGTGTAGTACGACCCCAAGTCTACATCCTTGCGTTCGTGGTAGGTCCAATACTTTTCGTCGTTGTACGACGGTTTAGACAGCATCTCATCTGAAAAACTGTTCAGAGTTTTCAACATGTCTTTGTTACGAATAACCACTTCTGTCATACGCGGCCACCTCGTTTAATAATCATAGAATACCGATCGCCGATCTGGTGTTTAAAAGAGACTTTATCTCCATCTTTCAGATCGAACTTTTGGTAAAGTTCATCCGGTATTTCGAAGGCACAGTCGCCCTCTAAGATGGTATCCACCACCGGACAGGTGTAAACCTTATTGGTTTTTTTTGTCGAATTCCTCATTAGCCTTTCTTAAATCTTCTTCAGTACAGGCACCCGTATTTAGAAGATACACAAGAGTGTTTTCTATACCTCTTTGTTTCCCCAAAATGCCTCCAACAAAGTAGCACGTCCACATAAGTACTACCGCTATTAATGTGTGTAGGATTGGATCCATAACTTCCCCTTAAAATTTAAAGTTTTCGAATTTTTCGGAATCAATTCGTTGACCGGAATTAGAGTTATCAAACGCTGGTCCATTATCTACTTCTTTATTTAGGGGTGAATCATTTTGATCAACGTCATATAGACGCATTTTACTACGGTCAATACCTACAACAAATCTCTGGTATGTATTCAAATCGTTATATCGGTTTTTCAACTGTTTGACTAGGATCTGGTTGTTTGCTTTGAGTTCGTCATTGGATATAAGTGCGAACATGAAGTCGGCGGTTGCGGGTAGTCCAAAAGACTCGGACGTATCTTCCAACCCCACGTCATCATTATTAAAACCCGAACGAGTCGTCTGCGTTGCAGACACGATCGGCACGTCGAATTCCACGGCAAGACCACGTAACTCTTCAGCAATAGACTTGATATACGAATACGAGTTAATAGCACCGCCCATTCCTTTCATACGCGCACTGGCGCAGATGTTGAGATAATCGATATAGATGATATCGGGGACAAACTGTTTCTTCAGTTTGAGTTCATTAAACAACGCACGGAAATGGTTCGCGTGTGCACTGCCCGTTGGGTATTCCTTGATGATCAGTTTACCTTCGGTCTTACCCTTGACTCTTGAGACGCGGTCATCGAACATTGGTTTGCTCAAGTGTTCGAGTTGGTCTATAGGCACGTTAAGTAGGTTCGCGTCGATACGTTCCGCGATCCGTTCTTCGGACATTTCCATCGTGAGGTATAGAACGTTCTTACCAGAACTGAGAGCCCCTGCGGCAGAGTGACACATGAATAGAGACTTACCCACACCCGTGCCCGCGAGAGCGATGTTTAAGGTCTTGTTAGGCAGACCGCCCTTGGTGATTCTGTTAAAGTAGTCCAGATCGAACGGGATGCGTTCCTCTTCTAGATGGTAGAAGTCGAATCGTGCGTCAGAGTTCTCAAGATAGTCGTGACCGATGTTGGTATCGAACGACACTGACAGTGCCTTGGTCAATACGTCTGGGATTGCGTTCTTACTGAGAGTCTGGTGTTTGCCGTCGATAATAGAGATTGACTCCATGACCGCATTGAAAACCGCACGGTCCTGACAGAACTTTTCGGTCTTCTCGACCAACCATTCCATATCTTCATCGGCACGTGTGAAAATATTGGGAAGGATTTCCATCGCATGACGATACTGTTCGTCCGGTAGACGATCGTTATCATCAATCTCAATCTTGAATGCCTCCAGTGTCGGTAGGCGATTGAACTTCCCGATGTATTTGAGTGTCTCTTTGAGAATGGACTGGTATGTCCCCTCAAAGTAATCCGGTGAGAGGAAGGCGGCGACCTTCCTCGTGTATGGATCGTTAGTCAGTAGATTCCGTAGAATCGTCTGTTGTAGATTGATTTCCGTCATTTGAACCCTCAGATTTAGAAGCTAGTCGTTCAATAATGTCTTGCAGAACATCCGCCGCAAAACTTTGTAACTCGACATTTTCTACATTATACACGGATTCGTCGGGTGTGTCAACAATATCGAAGTTAAAATTTATACCACCCATTTCTTCATTGATCTGGACATTCCGGTAACGAATCGACACGTTGTTATAGGGTGCCCGATAGATGTTAACGTTCCACATATTTTCACCACTATGTGAGACCGCTTCGAGATCGTAGTCAATCCCTTCGTTTGGTTTGTCTAAATTTAAATCTTTCATACTTCCTCCAACTCAGCAATGAGTTCTGCGTCGACTTCACTGGAATAACCAATCCTATAGGTCTTCTGTAAGAAGTCTGAGAAATTTGTTGTTTCGAAAACAGGTTCCCAGAACTCCGCGTTCAAGGTGTCCTTTGTTCGTACTTTAGTCCCAACGAGTTCGCCTGTAGTTGTGTCAACTTTTTGATACCAACCGTTAGAAGGCTTAGCGACATAACCGCCAGCAAGAGCGACATCGAGAAGACCACTATACTTTTGAACACCCCCTTCCCACGAAACTCCGATAGGAATTTTTGACTTCTCTTTGACATAACGAGATTTCTCTATATTGATAACAAAATTGTATCCAACAACTTCTGTTCCTTGTTTCTCTTGTTGACGACCAATAATCCAAATATTGTCAGCAGAGTAGTAGATACCTGTTCCACCACCAACGATATCTTTTGGAAATAAACCGATCTCTTTGTATGTGTGGTTGATTGCGATAAGAGGGATATTCTTCATCGTCAAGTATGGGGTCGCCATACGGAACAGACCTTTCAGTGCTTTCGCACGAGACATGTCTGCGACACCCTTCTCGTTCAGTGCATCCTCTAGTTCTTTCTTGGACGCAAGGTTACCGATAGAGTCGATGATAATAATCACGTCATCGTCACGGTCGAGTTCTTCCAACTGGTTGATCAGATCGAACTTGAGTTCTTCGACGTTTGCGATCGGTGTGTGTAGGACACGGTCAGTGTCGACACCGAACTGTTCAAAGTATGATTGCGGAGAACCGAACTCCGAATCATAAAAGAGGACAACTGCCTCTGGTTTTGCGTTCAAGTATGCACCCGCCATAAGTAATGCGAATGATGTCTTAAAGTGTTTTGATGGTCCCGCAAGAACGGTAAGCCCAGGCGAGATACCACCATTAACCGAACCGGATAACGCGACGTTCACCATCGGAACGTCGGTAGGTACCATATCTTTTTCAGTGAAGAACTTACTCGTCGAGAGGGTCGCTGTCTCCTTGATCTTGCTGTTCTTCTTTAGTTTGTCCATTATCGACATTCTTGCTTCCTCCGAAATCTACGAATGTAATGTTGTTGACTTTTTCACGTTCATCGAGGTCGTATTGTACCCTATAATCGCTGTTGATGTCAAGAACTTTTTCAAGTAAATCAAACGACGCAACTGTGCCGTCGTCCATATCATGTGTAGAAAATCGTAAGAATGCCTTGGTGTCTTTTGGTAAACACGCACCACCGAATCCACGTTTTCCATCGAAGCCTGGTACACGAGTATGTCCCACACCTACACGATCGTCTTGTCCAACAGCACGAACAACTGTGTTAAAGTTGCACCCATACAAGTTAACCAGATCGTACAACTGATTGAAGAAGGTCACCTTAGTTGATAGGAAAGAGTTTATCGTGTATTTAACAAAGGACGCTTCATAAGCACTCATTCTGTGATAGTCATTAGACTCACATGAACCAAAGATCTCATAGATATCTACTATTTCAAGTACTGCCTGTGGTGTACCTCCCATCACGTGGAATTTTGCAGAGACGAAATCTGCCTTCGCATTCTTCTCTGTTAGGAACTCTGGGTTGTAACAAAATCTGTCGTGTTGTTCTTTGGACATGGACGCGTACAAACGATCGACCACGTCCGGTGTGATAGTTGATTTTACAACAACCAATGCGTTTGTGTAGTTCAGTGCTTTCAATACCGAACTCTCTACGATCGATGAGTTTACCGAACCGTCGTCGTTCGACGGTGTTGGTGCACATACGAAAACGCAATGTGGCTGTTCGTCTGGTAACATGGACTTGAAGTCTTCCACGTCATTATTGTATTTTTTTGGATCGATTAACATGTGTTGCACAAGAGGATGTGTAAAGGCAAACTCAACCGCCTGTCCCACAAACCCATGTCCAACTATTGCAAGTCGGAAAGTTTTTTCCGTATTGTCAGTTGCCATTAGGCATCTACCTCATTATATTTTTTATACCATTCATAGAATCGTTCTACTCCTTCCGCGATACTGACCTTTGGATTATATCCATACTGGGCCAACTTGCTTGTGTCGGACCAAGTCTCTAATGTGTCTGCCGGATGTTTAGGAGCAAGATTCTTATCCGCGTCCTTACCTGTGTTCTTCTCAATCTCAGAAATAAAGTCCATCAAAGCGACCTGTTCTCCACGTCCGATGTTGAAGATCTCACCGGACGGGATGTCATTATCTAGGACGATCTCAATGCCGTCATTGATGTCGTCGACATAGGTAAAGTCGCGTTTCATATCACCATAGTTGTAGACGGTGATCTCATTACCCGCAAGGATATTCTTGGTGAAGTCAAACAACGCCATGTCCGGTCGACCCCAAGGTCCGTAGACCGTGAAGAAACGTAGACCTGTGGTGTTTAGAGTAGAGGACTGCATTTGACACTCGTTGGCCCACTTGGTATACCCATATGCATTAAGTTGTTTACCTGTCTCTTTACCTTCAACCCACGGCACTGGGGATCCCGCGTATACGCATGAAGTAGATGCGTAAACGATACGAACGTCCGGTAGGTATCTCTTACAAAGGTCAATTAAATTCTGGGTTGCGTCAATGTTGTTCGCGTGATAACTCTTCTCTTTACCCAGAGAGTCACGCACACCAGCCATTGCGGCGAGGTGAACAATTGTGTCTGGTTGAAAATCTCGTAACAAACCTTCTAACTTGATGTCATCACGAAGGTCACAATTATAGACATTTAGATCAAAGTTTTTGACTCGATCTCTTTTCAGTTTTGGGTCATAGAGGTGACTATTAAAGTTATCCAGACCGATAACGTCAAGACCTCTGTTTCTCAATCGGTTCATGAGCTGCGACCCAATAAAACCCGCAGCTCCTGTAATCAAAACACGTTCCATTTATCCATTCCTATAAACATATTCTAGTGCGCGATCCGCCTCCACATGCAGTGGTCTATTACCATACCAGTTACCCGTTTCGCGGTCGAACTCTCTACAAAGTTCTTCTATTTGTTTTGCAGTGATCGGATACCCTCGCGAGTATGCGTTCCCTGCGATTGCGACCATGATCGCATAAATCTTTGAATACCAACCTGTCCCAGAAATCGTCTGATATTCTGCACCCATTTTCTTTGGCCAGAAAGGACAATCCCGATAAGATGTCCATCGGTAGTCGGTGTTATTTAGTCCATTTTTACGATGTTCAATTACCGCCTTCTGCATTTCTGGTGGTAATCTATCTAGGAAAGAATTACCTGTCTTTTCGACGTAGGGATGCTTCGCGATCAACTCAGAAACATTAAGTGCAGACCCTCCAGAGTTGACCATAAAGAACGAGTAGGCATTAGGATATTGCGCGGGTACGTAATACATACGCGCGAGGTCTTTGGTCTGCGGATCTCCCAGTTCACCCAGTTCGGTATTGAGAGCGTGCCAGAACGCCTTGATGCGATTGTTCTCGATCTGTTCGTCGAGACGGAATATGATTCGAAACTTTAAATGCTCTTCTGAACTGCTTGCTGTGTTGTAGACGACATAGTCATACTGACCGTACTTGCGGTTCAACCACGTTCTTAGGGACTCAATATCACCGCAGCCGTCAATAGGGTCATCCACGTCAACGCAACACCAAGGACTCCAATAAAGAACAGATTTGTTACTACGCGTCGAACCCACGTCGAACACAGCAGGAGTAAGAAGAGGAGAACTATTGGGTCCACCTTTTTCTCCCGGCTTTGTGTAGGAATCACGAAGACACACCACGAAGTCCAACCAATTAAAGAAGGTGGTTCGTCGATGTGTCTTATTATCAAACTGATTTTTGAATAGAGTTAGTTCATACATGGGACGTATTATACTACAAACTTAGCGTATCTGTCAACGTAAAAACTTCGACTCATAATCTAAAAGCTCTCTAGGAACTTCGAGAGGAAAACCCCACTTATGTGCGGGTTGCTTCTCGAACTCTTTATGTGTTAAAACAATACCTGCCTCTTTATATTTCTCTAACATGGGGGTTTCGATGAAGACCGAAACTCCATCGATGTCAGAAATAACAGAAGTCTGATCTCGAAGTATAGTATTCTCTTTCTTAGTTACAGTAATAGTCTGTGATGCAAACTCTGCAATCTTCTTGAACTTAATGAAATCTTCCAAGTAGATATGACCATTATCCATAATGAACCGGCCGATCCATTGAGGACCAGCAAAATGATCTTGAGTTCTCTCGCCTGACTTCGCATTCTTGGCAGCGACAGACACGTATCCGGTAGATATGTTGGCCACTCCCTCGTAGAAAAAACGAGTGATGGTTCGACGACATATCATCTGACTATCGTCTTTCCAATCTTCGTAGAGGCCTCGCATGGCACAAAATACAGTATAGAATGTTCGATCTCGTTTTGTCATCATATTCAATCCCTCAACTCAATTTACACTTTCATTATAACTCTATTTGAGAAAAAGTCAAGTGTAAATATTCACATTATGCAACAACAGTATCGTCAAGCTCAACACCATGTAACTGAGGAACTTCGTGGAGTTCAGGAACTACAAACTGTTCAGAAGTCAAGAAAGTACCTAATCGTTGAAGAACTCGATGTTGACGAACTAGATCTTCACGCGCAGCGGCACGGGCAGAAGTAAGATTCTTCTCAGTAACATTAGTGAAAGCTCCGGCGACCCTCAAGACCTCTGGAAGGTCTTGACCAGACTCTATCAAATCGAGACACGACAGAGACATGTTAACTAACGCACGATAACCTGCCTTACTGGCCTTGTCACGGAACAATTGAGGAACCACTAGAGAGTCTCCGAAGAGATCTGAGTTACTAGATACATAATCTTCAATGCAATCTTGAGAATACTTCTTAACGCCTTGTCGCACGTGATGATCTGCCATCAGAGATGAGTGTACCTCAACGAGACCTTCCTTCTGAGTGACTTTCAACGTCTTGAGGACATCGTCAATCGATTCTTCGTTGATCTTAGAGATCGTACCGTTAACCATTCGAATGTTCAAGATCTTAGAAGCACTCTGAACAATGTCAGCAACAGTTCGGTAGTTCTTAGTGTAACGAGGAGAAATGTTACCGTTCTCACATGACATTGCAACCTGTTTAGACTCTTCGTCTCTCCAGTTCACGACGCAAACAAACATCTCTTCTTGGTTGGCTCGAAGGTGACCTTGATGCCGATGGTTCCCCATAGAAAGGACAAACTTTCCATTGACGTACTCAGTGACAGGGGCTTCATGAGCATAGGGCATGTAGTACCCAGTCTCAATCATCTCTCGGAATTCGTTAACTTTCTCTTCGTCATAATCACCGGCACGAGCCCAGTTAGGACCACGGTGGATATCATCAATAGAGACCCAACCGGCAGCGATGATTTCACAACCATCATATTCTGGAGCGCAATACTGACTTTCTACTAATCGGATGTTTGGAATGGTCATATCAATTTCTCTCTCATCAATTTATGTAACCATTATACTAAATCTGACGGAATTGTCAACAGCTAATCGTGACTTATTTTTGGTAATTAGTCACATTTATTTGATGGCGATTGCACCGACAAATAGATGGTTCTGCCAGAATGGTTGGATCTTCGTAGAGTCAAACCCTGCGGTCATGCAAAGTGAGTGCAATTCCCTCCAAGTACAACATTTCATCATTGAGCGGAGTTCCCGTTCTTTTGATAACAAGTCTTCCGCCTCAAAGTTCTTAGACTTATGGTCATAGAATTGAAACGTCATGATTTCCTGAAGACGAGCATCTCTCGCCATAGTCTTCTCTGCAAATATGAAAGCGCCACCTGTGTTCAGACCGTGATATATTTTCTTCATCAAGTCACGTCGTGAATGAGGGGGCATGAACTGTAAAGTGAACAGAGAAGTGATAAGAGAACAGTTTGCAAATGATGCGTTACGCACGTCCATGTTATGAAAGTCTACATCACCCAGACCCTCATTATCAATCTGCTTGTGACGAGCATTCATATCATCAACAAATCCGGATGCGTACTCAATACCAGAGTAATGTGCTAGAGGTG